ACAACAAGAACGCCACTGGTGGGCTGAGCCCGCCGGGGTGTGCGGTGGACGTAGCCCCCTGGTTCGCGGAAGAACCGCACATACGTTGGGATGATGACAATGAGTTCATCTATTTGGCGGGGGCTTTTCACCAAGCTGCCTCGTCATTAGGCTATGGGCTTAGGTGGGGTGGCAACTGGGACCAGGACGATGATGTTATTGACGACCAGACTTTTCAGGACTTAGGCCACTATGAGCTTATTGAGTAAAGTCCTCGGTACTGCCAGCGGTGCGCTGGAGCCGGTGCAGGCAATAGGCAATATTGCTGAGACTATTTTTGGCAGCAAAAACCGCAAACTCACTCATGCGGAGTTTATGGCGGAACTGGCGCAGCAGCCCCAGGCTGCACAGGTGGAGCTCAATAAAATTGAGGCACAACACCGATCTATCTTCATTGCAGGCTGGCGACCCGCTATTGGGTGGGTCTGTGCCATAGGGCTTGCGTTCCCGTTCTTGGTAAATCCGATTTTGCAGTGGGCGACAGGCGAACCAGGGCCACAATTGCCCGTTGATAATTTGAACGAGCTGGTATTTGGGCTGTTGGGCTTAGGTGCTATGCGATCTTTTGAGAAATTCACAGGGAAGTCGAAATAATGGCAGAAGGCCCTTTACGAATGCCTAAAAGTCCACTTTCGGGGGGTTCCCCCGCAACTTTGGCCCAAAAAGCCAGACTCCAGCAATTACTGAAGCAGCAACAGGCGGCAATACAGGCAAAACGGCGGGTAAAACGGCCTACGAATGACGAATGATATTGTTTTTTCGTATGAGCCCCGCGAACAGTTTATTCCGTTCCACCAGCGCAACCAGCGGTTTGCGTGTGGGGTAGCACATAGGCGAGCAGGCAAGACAGTTGCCTGTGTCAATGAGCTGCTTGAGAGAGCCTCTTATACGGAGAAGAAAAGCGCCCGATACGCCTATATTGCGCCTTATTATCGCCAAGCAAAGGAAATTGCGTGGCAATACCTGAAGGAGTATGGGAGGGATGCCATTGTCAAGACCAGAGAAGCAGAACTCTCGGTGGAACTTTTCAATGGAGCAAAAATTGCACTTTACGGTGCGGATAATCCTGACGCTCTGCGAGGTGTTTATTTTGACGGCGCTGTTCTTGATGAGTTTGGAGATTGTAGACCAAGCCTTTGGGGGCAGGTTGTCCTCCCCACTCTCGCAGACCGAAATGGATGGGCGGTGTTTATTGGAACCCCCAAAGGGCGAAATCATTTTTATAAGGTCTATCAGCGCAGTTTAGTTGAGCCAAACTGGTTCAACTTTACCCTCAAAGCCTCAAAAACCAAGATTTTGGACGAATTTACGCTTGGCGAGATGAAGGCGCAGATGACTGAGGACGAGTACGAGCAAGAGTTCGAGTGCTCGTTTGATGCTGCTGTTATGGGCACATATTACGCCAAAAGCATTACAATGCTTGAAGAGCGTGGGCAAATCACCAAAGATACGTTGTACGACAAAGAATTCCCGGTTCATGTAGCGTGTGACCTGGGTTACACCGACTCAACTGCCTTCTGGTTCTGGCAGGATCGGCCTGATGGACTCGCCATAATAGACTACTATGAAAACCACTCCCAGCCACTCGAACACTACTTCAATCACCTCTCGTTCACCGGATACAAATTCGAGCGAATCTGGCTCCCCCACGATGCCCGAGCCAAAACCCTCCAAACCGGACGCTCAACTGCCGAGCAGTTCAGAGATGCGGGGTTCCCCATTACTATTGCACCCAACCTCAAGGTTCAGCAAGGGATTGACGCTGCGCGATTGGTGATGAACCACTGTTGGTTCGATGAAGAGAAATGCAGCGATGGCATTGAGGCTCTAAGGGCTTATCGCCGCGCATACGACGAGGATAAGAAGTCTTTCAGCAATCGTCCTCTCCATGACTGGAGTTCACATGGGGCAGACGCATTTCGCTATCTTGCCCTAGTAGCGAAAGAGCGTATAGTGAGGGCCAATTCAGAGGAGATCAATCTTCCAAGTGTTATGGGGCCAAAAACTCCCTATAAGCTAAGAGAATTATTTGATGAACGCGAAAATAGGGTAGGATCAGGTTATGGCCGAAGCCGCATATGATATAGACGAGGCACGACATGAGAGTGCCGCCCAGAAATGGGGCCGTGAAATTTCCGCAGCTAAAAAGATGCTCAAGAGGTTTCATGAGCAAGGTGATCGGGTAGTCTCTCGGTTTCTTGATGACCGCAGAAATGAAGTTCAGTATATTTCTGACGACTATAATTCCTACAAACTAAACTTTTTTCATTCCAATATAACAACAATCCGGTCAATGCTCTTTGGCCGTGTACCAAAAGTCGATGTTTCTCGTCGTCATGCCGATTCTGACGATGACCAAGCCCGCGTTGCGAGTGAAATACTAAATCGTATGCTAAATAATTCGGTTGAAGATCCGGGTGAGGGGATTCAGCCAGTTTTACGCAACGCACTTGATGATCGACTGATTCCTGGTCTTGGTACAGCGCGTGTGCGCTATGAGTACGAGCCTCGGATGGAAACGATAATAAACGAGGAAGGCGAAGAGCAGCAAGTGGAAGTGGGCATTGAGTGGGAAAGTGCTCCTGTTGACTATGTGCATTGGCGCGACTTCTTATGGTCTTGGACTCGGGTTTGGGGCGACTTACGCTGGATGGCTTTCCGTAGTTACTTTGACAAGAAGGCTATGGCGGCTAGATTCGGTGAAGAAATTGCAGAGCAGGCTCAATACAAACGGCGCGAAGTAAATACAGGTGGAAATGACGAGAATCCAAACCTTGCTTCAGCTACAGAGGAAGCTGAAGTCTGGGAGATTTGGTGCGAGTCGCCTAATAAGGTTTATTGGTGGACTTCCGGTGTTGAAACTTTATGCGACGAACAAGAAGATCCTCTCGAACTTGATGGGTTTTATCCTGCTCCACAGCCAATGGCGGCAAACGTAACGACAAGTCTATTTGTACCTAAACCGGACTATTGCATGGCGCAGGATTTATATAACGAAATTGATACGCTTGAATCGCGTATCGGTAATATAACTCGCGCCGTTAAAGTTGTTGGTGTTTATGATAAAAACATTGGCGAACTTCAGCGTATGTTAAAAGAGGGGCATGAAAGCGACCTCATCCCTGTAGAAAACTGGGCCATGCTTGCCGAAAAAGGTGGGCTAAAGGGTGTTGTTGACTGGTATCCGGTTGAGAATGTTGTAGGGGTTTTGAGCCATCTTGTAGAGCTGCGTAATGACAGCATCCAGCTACTCCATGAGATAACAGGGCTAAGCGATATTATGCGCGGGTCCACCGACCAGTATACGTCAGCAGCAAGCGATAAACTAAAAGCTAAGTTTGGTAGTGTTCGCATCCAGGCTTTCCAAGATATGTTTGCTATCTTTGCTTCCGACTTAATGCGGCTTAAAGCTGAAGTTATCTCCAAGCATTTTGATCCAGAACAAATTGTTCTTCAGTCGAACATTATGTATACGCCTGATGCAGACATGGTGGGCCCAGCAATTGAGCTTATAAAAGATCCCGATTTTCTACACTGGCGTATTGAAGTGCGTCCAGAGAGTGTAGCAATGGTTGATTTTGCACAGCTAAAAGCTGAGCGCACTGAGTATCTAAACGGACTAAGTATGTTCTTACAATCGGGAACTTCTTTAATTAAAGAAGCACCCGAAGCAGGTCCGGTCTTAATGCAGCTACTTAAATGGGGCTTGGCTGGCTTTAAGGGCAGCAATGAGATAGAGGGGGTCATTGATAAAGCTCTTGAGCAGCTTATGAAAGCGCAAAGTGCTCCTCAAGAAGAACAGCCCGATCCGGCGATGCAACAAGCTCAGATGGAAATGCAGATGGAGCAGCAATCAGCCCAGGCTAAGATGCAGGAAGAGCAGCTCAAACATCAGAATAAGCTAGAAGAGATCCAAACTAAACACGCTACAGATATGCAGCGTATGCAGGAAGATTTCAAACAAGATATGCAAAAGATTATTATGACAGGCTCCATCAATATGGAGGAAGAGGTTGCTCAAGGCGAGGCGGCTATAGGGCAAGCCCAAGCTGAAGGCCAGATTGATCTAGCTGTCGAAGAAGGCAAAGAGGCTATTCGTTCTTACGGTGAACTAATGCGTAAGGACATAAGCGATGAGTAGAACTCGCTGGATTCAATGCAAGAGCTGCTATAAGTTAATCGCGGCTAATGAGTATGACGAGCATATTGGGCGCGTTAAGTATGGGCTACCCGCTAATGTTCTCCCTGATATTGAGCCTTTCGTTTCCCCCGTAAATGGAAAGGTCATTGGTTCGCGTAGTGCTTTACGCGCCCATAATAAAAGGCACAATGTTATAAATGTGCGCGACTGGGGTAATCAGGGGGAAATAAACCGTAAAGAGGCCGAAAAGGTTTTTAAGCCAGGGCATCCTGATCGAATTGAATCAATAAGAAAAGCAATATACCAAAATACAGGGGAATACTGATGGCCCAGGAAAATAGTATGTCGGACGACTTAGCCGCTGCCTTTGATGAGGTAGAGGGCACTGATGAAACAGGAGAAGGTCAAAGTGAGCAAGAAACCGAAGTCGAAATCGAAGCCGAAGTCCAAGAAGAGGCCGAAGTCCAAGAAGAGGCCGAAGGCATTGACGAAGTTCCAGAGGCTGAAGAAGTTTCTGAATCAGAAGTATCAGACGAGTCTGAAGTGGTTGCAGAAACTAGCAACATCAAGCCTCCAGTTTCTTGGAAGGCTTCTGCGCGTGAAGAATGGGATAAAATCCCTGCTACTGCTCGTGAAGAAATCCAGCGCAGGGAAAAAGACGTAACCCAAGCGCTACAGGAAAGTGCTAATGCGCGGGGCTTTACAAACGACTTTGCCGAGGTTGTTCAGCCCTATGTAGCTCTTCTTAACTCCGAAAATACCACTCCCTTAAACGCTGTTAGTGCCCTTATGCAAACGGCTGCGGCCCA